GATTTGTATTATGCTCTGGGCACCGCATCAAATAGTTTGTATTGTTATCATAAGAACTTATGGCCAACTATGGGTGCTGAACTGGAGTCTGAGGCTTGTAGGTGGGTTTTAGAACATGGGGAGCTCACCCTAATAGAGAGTGGAGACGGTGGACATTTCCAGTATTACGACTGGATAAATGATGAAGTGTCTTATCATTTGCCTCATCTTCCTAAACCAAATCGCTTCTCAAAATACGAAGACGAAGAGGAAGAATTGGAATATGAAGAAGAGGAAGCAGGTTGGGTTTGTGTTGGTGTTAACACTCTTGTGCCATGCTAATAACTAGAGACTAGCATGTATTGTGTGTGTATTGCATATTTTTTATTAAAAAATTATTATTATACTTTATTAAAATTGAAATCATTTTTTATTTAGTTAACTATTAGTCTCCAGTACTAATACAAAACAAAACAAAGCAAAGCAACTATGACACAATGCGAGGTCGACTTGGATGCCTACATTAATGCTTTGTATGATGCTGAGACTAACGCACCTATGATAAATGATGCCATCAATGTAATAGTAAATACTATTCAAAACGACATTATTACACACAATCTTTCTATACATTTGAAGGCTATTATGAATACTTGGGTAAGAACACATTCGTGGTATAATGAAGATAAAATGTCAAAGTTTGAGCATTGTCTTCGAAATGTAGTGTCTAAGGAAATGAAAAGTCGCGTAGTTGACCTTTTAAAAATACGATATAAAGAGTATGAGAATGGACTTGGAAGTTATGTCAACGAAGATGATTTGGCTTTAGAAGTGCTTCGCGTGTCTATGTCTCAATCGACTAGTAACTATTTTTGGGATTTTTGGAATATGGACGCTAAGTTGACATTGGAAGCAGATCGCTATCGACGAAGCAACGGAGAGTGCATAATACATAGAGACTATGAACGTCCTTTTTCGTGGTTTAGCAAACGAACTATGTCAACACATTATCGCTTGCCTCATATTGCTACGCATCCTAAGAATGTAATCCCATTAGAAGTATTGGCATTAGACTTCAAACATCACCCAAAATGGGAATGCTCTATTTGCTTGGAAGTTGTTTCAGTTAATCATGTTAATTTGTTTACTTCTCATTGTGTTAGAACTGCTTGTAAGCATATATTCCATATGGCATGTTTGGATGATTGTAAACGTATATATTTACAACAAAAGGAAAATTATAACAAGATGTGTGTTCCATGTCCTTTATGTCGTGCTCCTATTTATTAGAGACTTATGTGTATTATATTGTCTTATATTGTCTTATAAAAATAATTTTTTATTTTTTTATAAAAAAAAACAATTGCTATACTTTATTAAAATTGAATTATTTTTTTATTTAATTAACTAGTAGTCTCGGCAAAGCACAGCGACTAAAAGTAATTAGCACTATGAATAATGACAATATTGCCGAGATTCGGGGATTGTTTGGCACTCTTATTATTGACAATGTCTTGTTTCGAACTATGATAATTATGAAACTCGATAAAGTAGTGGCCACTATTCAAAACAAGTTTGATGTAAAAAAACTTCCTAGGGAATTGGAGGCCATCATGAATTGTTGGATAAGAACCGATGCGTGGTATGTTGAGCATGGAGTGTCAAAGTTTGATGCTTGTTTGGAGGAAGTCGTGGCGGATGAAATGACTAGATTGTTGATTGACTTTTTAGTAGGAAGGATAAATGCTATGCAAGACACAGAGAGAGTAAATGAAGGTGACTTGTGTGATGCTCTGAAACACGTGTCAAATGTTTTGTCTACTATGGACTGGGAAACAGAAACTAGGTTTACATACTACGCAATGTGCTGGGCACAAAATTTTAAAGACCGCATTCTGAGTTGTGACTATGATCATGATTTCTCTTGGTTTAACAATAAAACTGGGGAAACACATTATAACTTGCCCCATGTTTATACGTGCATTAATAATGTAGATTTAGAAGTAGCACTTGATGACTTAGAGCATGAAACGGAGTTGTAGTTTGTCTATGTTATTGTTATATGTTCGTGGTAAGTATTATATATGTCGTAAAAAATATTTTTTTTATAAAAATATGTTTATTGTTTTACTAACTTTTTAATAATTCACTATTTCCTTAAATGTTATCTTTGACTTTATAAAAACATCAGCACGACATAATGGGCAACTAATTTTTGGTTGTTTTGTATTTTTTTTTACAGCCTCATCAAACATTGGATATAAGCATAGCATATGAAAACTATGCTTACATAAAGTTGTAATAATACTATTACTATCCATAGCATATAAGCAAATAGGGCAATCATTTTCACAAGCACTACATAGTGGTTCTGTTTCTTGTGCTAATTTTATTACTTGTCTTTGTTTAAGACTACAAATAATAGCATATATTTTGTTTTTTATGTCAAAACAATCCTCTTTGCTACTTAGTAAATCCAATGTTTTATCATATAAATAATGACCAAATAGCACAATCCAGTTATCTTTTTTAAACTCATCAACAAGCAACCGTAGTCCAATAAAATCATTATGTGCAGATGCTTTAAAAGTTACATAATGAAAAATTTTCAAGCGATTGTCAGCTATGAATTCATACAGTTCGCATTGTTGGGCATATGGTACATTTAACCCTTTATAACCACCATTTTTATCTAAAAATAATGTATCAATAAACAATAAAATTGCATAATTAGTCTTTAATTTAAAATCATCTTCACAATAATAATGTTTACTAGTTAATATCTTATAAAAGTTCTCAATATTTTGACTATTCAAAATTTCGCTTAATAAATATTTAGTAATTACACACGTCATTGTTATTTTGTCTTATGTCGTAACTTATAAGATTTCTTTTTTATTATGTTTAAAAAAGAAATCAATTTTTTTTAAACTAATGCTTTTTATGGCGTCTAGTTTTTTTATGGGAATTATATACGTTATTTTTAGTGTTATTATGTCTTCCTCCACTGCTAGGATATATAATCGGCACAACTCTAATTGATCCTGGTGTGCGTTTTGATACTCGTGTTACTTCAATAGCCTCTGGAGATTTATATGGAGATTTAGATTTATGTGGAGATTTATATGGAGATTTAGATTTATGTGGAGATTTATGTGGAGATTTAAATTTATATTCAGATGGAGGAGGTGGAGGTGGAGTTGGAGTTAAAACTACAGGTGAAGACGAAATAGGTGGTATATCTATAGTACTATTAGGACCTAAACTCAATACTTCTAAATCTCGAATAAATTCTTCTATTGCCTTATTTTCTATTGATAGTCTTAATATTTTTTCTATTCTACTAGGTTTTAGAACTCTATCAGTATTTACAATAGATGGAATGAATGCCTTTAAAACGAAATACTCATTTCTTATAAAATTTAAAAATGCTTCTACAGCAGGGTGTAAAATATTAGTAATTTGTTCACTATTGCTCATATTGCTCATATTTTGTTTACTTCTCTCAATATTTAATAAGTCTATTAATTTTTGAATATATCTAGGTTTAGTGTAGTATAATATTTTATTAAATGTTCCCTCGCCAAAAATTATTTTAAATTTATCAACAACCTCTTGATAACTTTCTTTGCCTCTACCTTTATATTGTTCTATATTAATTTTTGTTTTTCTTTTTGTTTTTCTATATTTTTTTTGTGTTAGTTTACGCATTCTATATATTATAAAGATTTAATAAATTATTGTTTAATGATAATTCCTAAATAAAAAATAAAAAATAAAAATATAAAAAAAAAATTGATTTCAAAATTTTAATAATTAACAATTAAATTATTATACTATGTCTAGTATGTTTTCAAAGAAAATGCTCTACATTCCTGATTATGTTGTTTATGAAGACATTCCTACTATTATTAAATATTTTGATGATTTTAATATTGCCAAAATCAAAGATGTCAAAGTTTATAAACATCTTGAACAAGAATATTATGTTGAAAACCAATATAATTATGGTTATGCTTTAGTTGAAGTTGATTATTATTATTATAATCAAGGTGCACATAATTTTTATAGTGCTATTGAAAATAATAAATGCCTAATGGTATATGATGACCCTTTATATTGGGAAGTTCAATTTAGTCCATTTAATGAACATGCTATGCAATTAGTAAGCGTTTGTAATACATCAAAGTGTGATACTAGTCCTGTTACTCATAGCGTAAGTGATGTGTCTGAAGAAGAACACTATTATTCTTCAAGTTCTGAAGATGACCCAAAAGACCCAGATTATGTAGATGAAGAAGAAGAATCATCGGATGATGATTACAATTATGAAACATATAAGAAAAATTATACTAATTTTAAGAGTAAGCAAAAAGCAAAGAAACAAAAGTTAACAAATGATTTAAATGAAATGAAAAAGACAATTGAACTTATTAAAAGTAAGCAAGAAAAAATGCGCCTACTATTAATTCACAATAAGAAATCAAAATCTAAGGATAAGGAGTATAAAACTAATTGGTCAAGGCGTCTTCGTGTCATCTTTTAATCTGTATAGAATTCATCATCATTAATAGGTGCTTCTTTACAACAACCATAAGTTGTGCGATGCCATTTACTAATTCCATAATTTTTTATTCCTTCCATATGTTTAGATGTTCCATAACCCTTATTTTTTAATAATCCATAATAAATATTTAGTTTAGGAAAGTTAATACACATATCTCTAATATATTTGTCTCGCTCTACTTTTGCCAATATAGATGCGGCAGCAATTGAGCAAAATTTATTGTCTCCACCTTCAATTAAAATATGATTAATTTGTTTAATAATATGCGTTGTTTCACAATAATAAGTATATGCTTTAAAATCATTACCATCTACTAATAAGTAATAACATTCATTAATATTTAAATTAGCAATAGTATTATTTTGTTTAAGTAGATCGCCTATTGCTTTATGCATAGCACATAAAGTAGCCTGTCTAATATTTATAGAATCAATTGTTTTTTCATCTTCATATGACACACTCCAATATAATGCATTTGTTTTAATATACTCAGCAACTTCATTTATCTTTTTTTCAGAAGTAAATTTTTTACTATCTTTTAATAATTCGTATTTAAATTCTTCATTATTAGGCAAAATAACAGCAGCACTATAAACTCTACCAAACATAGGACCTCTTCCTGCTTCATCAATACCAATTTCCATAATATTTGAATTTGAATTATTATATTTCTTTTGAAGACAATTTATAGATTTAATAATTTTAGACATTTAAAGTTATAATGAAAATTTTTATTATATATTTAATATAATATAATATGAATCTCAATTTTAAAAAAAATAATTTGTTAATAATTATGTTATTAATATTTGTAATATTGTCTTGTATTATCTTTATAAATATGTCAAATGTAAAAGAATCTTTTGATAATATTAATACTAATAGTAGGTATTTTTTAGATACTACTATTGATTCTAGTTATAATTATTATAAATTAGATACCCGCAGATTTAAATATAAATTAACAACTTTACCAACTGGATTAATATTAGAAAATTCAAATAATTTGACCAGTACAAATACTCTTTTACAGAGCAGGGATTTAAGAAATTATAGAGAAAAAGGTATATTATTAATGTATTATAATACGGAAACTGATATATCATTACTAAATATTAATGCAAATACAACTATTATGTTAGATATAAATACTGTCTTACCAACAGATCCTTCGAATAGTAAAACAATGGATATGGTATTTATAGAAAATTCAGGAAACTTTTATGATTTCAGTAATCAAAAATTATCAAAATTTAGTATTAAGATAAATGGAGAAAATGTTATTGTGAATGGTGAAATATTTCAACCACGAACCCCACCAAGAGAAATATCTTCTAATGTTTTAAATACTACCAATAATAATCGAAATAATAGTAATTTTTATAATGACTTTAATTTATATTTATTAAGACAAGGTGCTTTTGGTTCTAACTATATTCCTCCAATATATAATAATTTTGAAACAGCAATGAATTTACCATCTAATCCAATAGTAAATCCTATTAATACAATGAATCCATTAGATTATGCTAATACTTTATTTGGTCCAAATATAACACCAACCATGATATCAAATATGTGTTTAAACCAAAATGTTGCTAAAGTAACTGATAATAATAGAATAATAAGAGAAGTAAGCAATAATTTACTGCCAAATTTAGGAAATAACAATATTAATAAATCTAATAATGCTAAGAATTTAAATAGCTCAAATGATTATAATAATATTAATAGAAATCAAAACTTTATGAGAGAAACTCCCCCACCATATCAACGACAAGAAATATTTTCTGATTCAATACAAAAAAATTCCGACCCTGAATTTATACCTAGACCAGTATTAACAGATTTTAGTTCATTTGGTATGTAAAATTATAAATTTTTTACTTAAATATATTAATATATTTAATTATAATCACTATATATTAATATATATGATATACTTATGCCTCAAATATTATAATGCTATTAAATAATAGTTTTTATTATAATATTTTCATGTAAGTATTATTTTAATTGGTTAGTTAAATAATTTATTACTTAACTACTAATTATAGTATCTCCTCCTCATCCTCCTCTTTGTTTTGTATATTTATTTCTTCGTGTAAGTTTTTTTACTAAATTTAGTAACCTTTTTCTTGATAACTTGGCAAAATTTTTGATGCGCGAAAATCTTTTTGAACGAGTATGTTTCATTTATATTATATTAATATTTTATTAATATTTTATTAATATTTTATTAATATTTTATTAATATTTTATTAATATTTTATTAATATTTTATTATTATTTTATTATTATTTTATTATTATTTTATTATTATTTTATTATTATTTTATTATTTATGTTTTAAACATCTTTTATCTATGTTAAAAGTTTTACATTTTTCTTCTTGTGGAACAATCTTTATTATACATTTTGATTTTTTACCATACATAGGTGTAGTGCAACCTTTTTCTTTTTTTTTTGTATAATTAAATACTTTAGGTTTATCTATAGTACATCTAGATCTAAAATGTTCATAATTATCTCGCACTTCACAATATGTTAAACCGGAATTTTTACCTAACATTTTATTAATTTGTTCATGTAAATTAAAAATATAACGCGAAAAATTATTTCTATTTTCAAATATTTTATCATTTAATGGAAATCTCTTAAAATTTTTGTTAAGATTTATACGGCAATATTTACAAGGTAATGTATATTGAAAATTTAATAATAATTGTTTATATTTTTGTTTTTGTATTTTTGTAGGATTGATTGGATAATTAAAACTCATTACATGTAAATAATGCCACAAACTAGGACCCCATACACTTGTTAACATACCATCTCCACTGCTATAATCTGTATTATTATATATTGATTTGCTAGTCTTATTTTTTTTAGATTTTTTTATAGATGTATTTTTATTTTTATTTTTATTTTTATATGTCTTATATGTTTTTATCATAGTATACTAATAATAAATAATAAAATAATTATTATAAATAATATGTTAAATACTTATAAAATTATTTATTAAACATATATAAATAATATGCTAATTCCAAAATGGAATAATTATTTAGAAAATTCAAAGAATACCTTAAATGGAATTATTAACGAAAAAAAATCACTATTGTTAGTAGCAATATTAATTATAATATTTACAAGTGTATTTATTTTTGTATATAATAATTATATTAAAAATATAATTACAAAAACTCATTCATTAAATAGAGAGTTCATTAATAGAGAGAAAAGTAGTAATGATGTATTAATAATGTTTTTTTATACAGAATGGTGTCCTTATTGTAAACAAGCATTACCAGAAATAAAAAAATTTGAAGACTATATAGCAACTCAAAATGTTAAGAATGATTTTATAATTACACTAACAAAAATAGATTGTGATAAAGATTCAACTATTGCGGATAAATATAAAGTAGAGGGTTATCCTAGCATAAAATTAATTTATAAAAGTGAAGTTTATAATTATGATGCTAAGCCTAATAAAGCTAATTTAATAAAATTTTTAGAAACATCTATTGCTTAATTATTTAGTGTAATTAATTAGTGTCTAGAGTATTGCAATTCTCTAGAGTATCTACTTCGTCACTAGTGAATTTGTTAACATCATCATTGTAAGAATCACCTAATTCATTAGAATTATCTTCATTAACCTCTTGCTCATTAACCTCTTGTTCATTAACCTCTTGTTCATTAACCTCTTGCTCATTAACCTCTTGTTCAATAACTTCTTGCTCATTAACTTCTTGCTCATTAACCTCTTGTTCATTAACCTCTTGCTCAATAGAATCAACTAATTCTTCATGATTATCTTCATTTAAAGATAATAACATATTAGTAAATTTCTCTCCTTGTATTTCACCTAATTTTATTAAATAATTTCTCTCTGCTTCTGTTTTAAACGCATATGCCCAATACTTCAAATCTACTATTTGTTCAGTTAAGGACATATTTATACTATTTTTAATGGCAATAAGATTCTCATTTTCTATAATAGAAAGTTTATTAAATAATGTTTTTATAATATAAATTAAATATTCAAAAAAATTAGCATCTTGACTTAAGTTATAATTATCAGAATCACAATTATAATTATTTTCTTTATAATAATTATTAGACAAATCTATAGGTTGTCTTTTGTCATTTATAAAACATAATATTTCATCTTGGCAACATTTTTTTTCAAATATACACTCATTTATTGGACAATTTACAAAAATACCTCCATCTAAATAATAACAATTATTAATATATAATGGAACAAACATAACAGGCACACTTGAAGACATATAAAGAGCATCTATTAACTCCAAATTCGGTCTATTAATATGATTTAGTTTCTCTTTTTTAAAACTTGTTAAATTACAAGTATATATATTAAATTCTATAGCAGTTAAGTTATAGAATTCTAATAATGTAATAGTTAGTGATATTTCTTTAGCAAGAAATAAAGGTTTTAAAGCATTAATAATAATTTTTTTATTTATAATACCTTTATCATATAAAATGTTTAAATACGAACTATAAGAAATATTTACTAATTTTTCCCACGGTCTTTTAATAAAAAAATCATCCATCCATGACCAATCAAAATTCAACATATATATAAATGCAATAATGCTTCCAACAGATGTAGAATAAATTGATTCTATATTACTATGATTTATTATGCTATTAGCAGTTAAATATTTTAATGCGCCGTATTCAACTAATCCAATTGGACCACCACCAGATAAAACTAAGTGCTTAATTACTTTCATTAATTTAATAATTAATGAAAATAAATTTTTATATTTTTATATTTTTATATTTTAAATTATTAAAATATGTCATCGGATTTTTTCTATAATTTTTCAAATAAAATAGATAACGAAGATGAATCTTTGAAACTAAATTTGGATGAATTATATAATAAAAAACAACAACAAGATTTAAATGTTTTAAATAATTACAATAAAATCCTACAACGAATACATAATAAAATAAAATATGTTTCTAAAAATATAGTTAATGAAAATTGTTGCTGGTATTTAATGCCTGAAATGGTAATAGGTGTTCCAAAATATGATTATAAAGATTGCACAGCATATACAATTGATAAATTACGAACAAATGGATTTGTTGTAAGATACACACATCCCAATCTATTATTTATAAGTTGGAGACACTGGGTTCCAACATATGTGCGCAATGAAATAAAAAAGAAAACAGGTAATGCGGTTGATGAATATGGTAATATTATTAATAATGATGACAATAATAGTAATACTAATACAAATACTAATATTACTTCTGCTATAGAAAATAAAGACAATATATTATTTTCAAATAATAAACAAATAAAAAATATAAATACGTCATCTAACAAAGAATATAAAGATGTAAAATCATATAAACCATCTGGAAATTTAATATATAATAATAGTTTATTGGAAAAGTTACAAATTAATTAATTTCAACTTTTCAAATTTTTTTACGCAAAATCTTATGTTTTTTACGCAAAGTCTTAAATTTCTTGAATTTTTTAGATTTCTTTTTACCTGTGCGATTTTTCTTAAATTTCTTTCCCTCTCCAATTTGTTGAACATAAATTACTCCATTTTCATCTTGACTTAAATGAAGCCAACCAGATGATGATTCATCTTCATAAGTAATTTTTACAGATAAATGGGGAGGATTTGGAAATGTTCTATGTTCATTGCCTCTTATTTCAAAAGTTACATTATCCGCTAAATAATTATTAAAAAACCACTCTGCTATCCATGTAGGATCATCCTCATAAATGGCATTTTTAAATCTCGTAAGAATAATATTATAATGTCTTACTATATTAATTGTTTGCATATAATTTATTATAATATAATTAATAATAAATTATAATAATAAATTATAATATAATTGTTATTTTAGGGTAATTTATTTGCGAGTAATTTATTTGCGAGTATATTTTTTTGATTTTTTATAATATTTTTTTCTTGTTTTACCACCTATAATATTTGTTTGATCTGAAACATTATTTGTAGTTGTAAGTTGATTACCATATTTATGTAATAATGTAGTTCTAATTTTATTAACAATACTATTTAATGATTTAAAAATATCAATATGTAAATCTAATAATATATTTTTTGTTTGCTCTGTGATATCTACTATTTTAGCATATGTCAAACCTGGATTGATATTTTCTATTTCATTGGTTCTAGGATTAAATTTTATTATTTTTTTAATTATTGTATCATATAATTTATTTCTATTTTTGAAATAATTTGCTATCATTTTTTGTAAAATACCTTTTATGCTATTCAAAATACCTAAATTTGTTAAATCAAAGTTATTATTTTTGCAATAATTTTCAATAAACTCTACATTTTCTTTTGTAAAACATTCCTGAGATTCTTTTAATTTTTTAGTATTATCTATTGTATTTTTTTTATTTTTTTCATCTATTTCTTTTAAATAAAATGTAGCATCATTTTCTAAAGTATCAGATGTTTTTAATTTTAAAAATTTAAAATTATCATCATTAAATATTATTGAATTCTTTAAAATAAAACCTGATAAATATAATTCTTTAGAGCATATATATTTTAATATACTTGGTAACTTGGTAACTAAGTTTTCATTGTTTATAGAATTTACTTTGTTATTTAAATAATCTGCATTAAAATTTTTGGCTGTTAATTCATTTTCTGTATTTTCAAATAATATTACAAATATTGAGTAAAAAACATTGCTTGATGTTTGTAGTTTTATTTTTTGAGGTTGATATTCATCTGCAACTTCATTTTTTAGATTTGGTATTTCATTTTGAAAAGGATTAAGAAAATCAAATATTCCACCACCGCGAGTTGGTTGAGTATTAGGTTGCTCAAAAATATCTAAATTTGGATTTTCTGGTTTCATAATTGGTGCTTCAAATTGATTTTCTGGTTTCATAACTGGTGGTGCTTCAAATGGATTTTCTGGTTTCATAACTGGTGGTGCTTCAAATGGATTTTCTGGTTTCATAACTGGTGGTGCTTCAAATTGATTTTCTGGTTTCATAATTGGTGGTGCTTCAAATTGATTTTCTGGTTTCATAATTGGTGCTTCAAATGGATTTTCTGGCTTCATAATTGGTGCTTCAAATGGATTTTCTGGCTTCATAATTGGTGCTTCATATGGATTTTCTGGCTTCATAATTGGTGGTGTTTCAGGTTGATTGTCTTGTATTTGTAACAAATTTTCTTGTGAACTATTTAATGTATTACCTGGTATAGTGGTTTTAGTTTTAATTAATGAACTATAAATATTAAATGTTTGATAAATACTTTTAATAATAATATAAATTTTAATAAAACTTAATGAAATAATTTTACATAATATTCTTTTTTTATTTAAAATTTTAGTGTCTTCATTATTTCTAGCTAAATTTTTTGATTGTAATATTTTATTTAAATCTTTTAAATCAAAAAAATATAATACTTTATTATTATAGTTAATATTAGATTTTTCTTTACCTTCACTATATACAGTAATATCAAAAGGAATTTTGACTCTATTTATATAATTTTCAAAAATTTCACTTGTTAATATATATAAATTTTCACACTCATCGCATTTACTTTTGTTATCATTTCTTCCAGTATTTTTATAATCTTCAAAATCTGAAACAAAATTTAATAGCAAGTTAGAATTATTTAGATAATATGTAAATTTTTTATTTATAAATTTATCTAAATCTTCATCTGTTTTTGCTGAATTATTAAAAAAATTTGTAACAAAATTATCTGTTATAAAATTCATATTATTAATATATACTAATATATTAATATATTAATTTGAATTATTAATATATTAATTTGAATTATTAATATATTAATTTGAATTATTAATATTATTTTAAATTGAATTAAATAGGTTTAAAAATAAATTATTTAATAACAGTGAGAATTAAATGTTAGAATCGTCACAATGCAACTATGAAAACTTTATTAATAAAGGTCATAAATTTAATAAGCAAGAAACAAGAAAAAATAAAGTAAAAGAAAATAACAATAAAAAAATATGGAATATTTTTGACGAAGAATGTAAATCTGAGCAAAATATAGAATGTATATATAATAAAGAAGAAGATGCACTTCTAAATGATAATTTATGTGTTAATTGTAATGAATCTTTACGTATAGGAGAAGATGGATTTTTAACATGTTCTAATAATAAATGTGGTCTTATTTATAAAGATAATTTAGATCAAACTGCTGAATGGAGATTTTATGGTGCTGATGACAATAGTCATAGTGATCCTACTAGATGTGGCATGCCTATTAATCCATTATTAAAAGAATCTTCTTATAGTTGTAAAGTGTTATGTCCTGGTAAATCAAGTTATGAGATGCATAAAATTCGTAGGTATACAGATTGGCAAGCAATGCCATATAAAGAAAAATCACGCTATGATGAATTTCAATTAATATCTAATATTTCACAAAATTCGGGAATTCCTAAAATCATCATAGATGAAGCAATGAGACTACATAAAAAAATATCAGAAACAAAAACATATAGGGGTTTAAATCGTGATGGAATTATTGCTGCTTCTATATATATTGCTTGTAGAATTAATAATTATCCTCGAACGGCAAAGGAAATAGCAAATATATTTAATTTAGATAATGCTAGTGCTACGAAAGGTTGTAAAAATGCTTTGTCTATTATTAATGAAATTGAACATAATAATAATGTAAATGAAGATATTACCTCATTAAGTAAAACAACTCCCTCATCATTTATTGAGCGCTTTTGCAGTAAATTAAATATTAATAACGAATTAACAAATGTATGTAAATTTGTAGCATTCAAAATAGAACAATTGGGATTAATTCCTGAAAATACACCTCATTCTATAGCTGGTGGTATTATATATTTTGTCTCTCAAGTGTGTAATTTAAATATTACAAAAACATCAATTAACAATGTTAGTAAAATAAGTGAAGTAACAATTAATAAATGTTATAAAAAATTAGAGGCATACAAAACTACTTTAATACCTGAAACAATTCTGCTTAAATACAACTAATAATTAAAAATTTAATAATCTGATAATTTAATAATCTGATATAATAATTATTTAAATAATTAATTTATATTAATATATATATTAATATGGAAACAACTATACCTAAAATAATTTTTATTGTTCCTTATCGTGATCGTATTCCAGAAAAATTACATTTTTCTGTTTATATGAAATATATAATGGAAGATTATAATACAAATGATTATGAAATATATTACAGTCATCAAATGGATACAAGACCATTTAATAGAGGTGCTACTAAAAACATAGGATTTTTAGTTATGAAAAAAAAATATCCTAATGATTATAATAATATAACTTTTGTATTTAATGATATAGATACAGTTCCTATAAAGAAAAATATGTTTGATTATATTACTACACAAGGTATAGTTAAACATTTTTATGGATTTACATTTACTTTAGGTGGAATTTTTTCAATTGTTGGCAGTGATTTTGAAAAATGTAATGGTTTTCCTAATAATTGGGGTTGGGGTATGGAAGATAATGCAATGAATGATAGAGTTTTATTAAATGAAATTATTATTAATAGGCAACAGTTTTATCCACGAAAATCAAAAGCGGTTCTTCATTTATTTGATACTCCAGATAGATTAATTAATAACAAAGAACCCGAAAATTATTTATCAAAAAATTTAAACGACAATTTAAATAATATATATGAAATAAATTATACAATTGTTCCAAATAACGAATCTACTATAAAAATTAACACTTCCACAAGTGACGAAGCAACTGATAGTGAAATAAAAACTAATATTAAAGTAAGCAACATACAACAAAAAGAGTATATGATAAATATTTCAAAATTTAGAACATTTGTAAATCCAGCAAATGAAATTTTTTATACACAAAATACATTTTATGATACACGACTAACAACAAATAGACACGAAAAAGGACTAGCCCAAAAAAGATGGGGATTACATAATAATTTTATTTAACTCTAATTATACAACAAATAAATTTAAAGATAACATAATATATTATGTAGAATGCCTTATATTTTAGAAGTGCAAAAAATGGAGTGGAATTATAAAAGTCGGCACGTAGGTTATATGAATAAAGTATTTGAAACAATACAAGATGCTTGTGATTATTATAATAAATTTAATATATGTATGCCACCATTAAGTATAAAAAGAAGTTTGTGTAGTAATTACGATCCAAATACTTATTTAATGTATATTGTTAGAGAGCATTTTAATGAATATTTACATATAGTGCCGTTTGAAAAAAATAATAATAATAATAGCGTTAGCAATCTTTCTCTCAATTAATATAACTATTTTAACTATATTTCTAAAAAATAGTTAAAATAGTTAGTTAAAATAGTTAAATAATAAAATTATTCAACAGTTACAACTTTTGCCAAATTTCGCGGTTTATCTGGATTTATTCCTTTAGCAATAGAAATTTCATATGCTAATTTTTGTAATAACACTGTAAATATTATTTCATTATAATATTCTAATCTATATAATAGTATATATTTATTGTCTGCTATTTGTAATTCATCTATAACATTTTGTGAGTTTGTTATAACAAATATATTTGTTTCTCGCCCAAGTATCTCATAATATGTAGATTTTATAGTTACATAATTAGCAACATCATTATAATCAATTAATAAAAGAGTCAAATTATGATAGTCTAATAAAGCAAATGGACCGTGTTTTAATGAACCTGCTGAAAATCCTTCACAATGAATATAAGTAACTTCTTTTATTTTTAATGCACCTTCACAAGCTATTGGATATAGTTTGTGCTTTCCCAATATAAATAAATTATTAATATTATTATTAATAATATTATCTCTCAAAATGGTAATTTTATTTATAATTTTACTATCATTTAATAATTGTGTTATGCTATTTGAGAGCACTCTTAGACAATTTAATTTTTTTTTGTTAGTAAATTCATTATTTACAAACCACATACTAATTAAACTTAAAACTATTAACATGCTTGTAAAAGATTTTGTTGAAGCAACACTAATCTCTGAACCAGCATTTAAATATACTCCACAATCAACTTCACGTGCTATTAATGAGTCCACTTTATTTATAATTCCCATTGTTAAACACTTTTTATCTTTACACATTTTTAAACAATTATATACATCTATTGTTTCTCCTGATTGTGATAAGAAAATACATAAAGTATTGGAGTTATTTCTATTATTTGGTAAACTATTTTCAGTAAATTCACAAGCATTAACAATTTTAACACTTACAAAATAGTTTATTTCATTAAAATAAATCTCTCCTAATATAGCAGCATTATAACTAGTGCCACAACCAATCAAATAAATAAACTCAATAGAATTAATATTATTTGTTAATTGGTCTAGTCCACCCAATTTAATAATATTATTATTAATTCGTCCCCCATAATTATATGCTTTTTGTATTGTTTCTGCTTGTTCCATTATCTCTTTTAACATCCAATGAACGTAATGTTTTTTAGCATTATGAAAATCTTCATAAATAGCTTTCTTCACATTAATATTAGTATTAGTATTAGTATTATTTGATAAATCATATTCATTATTTTCGTCCAAAAATTTATAATTATTGTTATTAACTTTTACAATAGTATTATCACCTAGTGGAATATAATCATTAACTAATCCTATGAACCCATTTGTTTCTGAAGCACAAATTATATAATTACTATTATATCCTAATAGTAATGGAGAACCTTTTCTTGTTATATAATATGTGTCTGGTATTTTTGTATAAATAATAACAAGCGCCCATGTTCCTTCAAGTTCTTGTAAACTTTTTTTAAGTGCTTCTTCAAAATTATTATTACTTAGTATATAATATTCTATTAAATTAGCAATGACTTCACTATCTGTATCACTATAAAATTTATACTTATTTGCTATTAAAAATTCTTTAATAGCTAAAAAATTATTAATTATACCATTATGAACCAATATAATATCTCCATTTTGTGAATAATGTGGATGTGCATTATAATCTGTTTTACCTCCATGTGTTGCCCATCGGGTATGTCCTAGTGCAAATTTAGAAAATATATTACTTTCTAAATTTTTTTTTTGATATATTGATTTTAATAAATCAAAACAATCTTTTTTTGAAGTAGATGCTTTTTTTAATATATCATGCTTATTTGTATTTGAATTCATATAACATATTCCCATTGAATCGTATCCTCTATTTTGTATTAATTCTAGACTATTAAAAATATGCTCCAAAGCATTTGTATTTTTTTTAGAATATATAAATGTTATTCCGCACATTTAAAAATTAATATATTAGTTAGTATTAAAGTTTTAATTATTAATATTAAAGTTTTAATTATTTTATTAATATTAATTATTTTATTAATATTAATTATTTTATTAATATTAATTATTTTATTAATATTAATTTATATTATTTTTAAAAGTCTTCTCCAAATTCAAAAGTATTTACTTTAGAATCTTTTGTTGCGAGAGAATATTCACTTACACGATCTTCAAAAAAATTTGTTTTTGTTTCGATGCTTATATTTTCCATCCATTCAAAAGGATTTTTGCTTTCATAAATTTTATCACCACCTAATTGAAGACTTAAACGATCCGCTACAAATTCAATATAATCTTTCATTAAAACTTGATTCATTCCAATTAATCTGCAAGGAAGTGCTTCAGTAATAAATTCTAGTTCAATTGCTACTGCTTCGCTGATTATTTCTTGGATTTTTTGTTTTTTGAGTGGTTTTAATAATTTACTATGTAATAATACAGCAAATTCTGTATGTAATGCTTCATCACGAGATATTAATTCATTAGAAAATGTTAATCCTGGCATCAATCCGCGTTTTTTAAGCCAATAAATAGCGCAAAATGCTCCCGAAAAAAATATTCCTTCAATACAAGCAAAAGCAACTAATCTTGTAGCAAAATTGGATTTCTTATCATTTATCCATTTAATAGCCCATGCTCCCTTTTTTTTAATACATTCATATTCATCCAACGCATTAAATAATTTTGACTTTTGCGTTTTATCTTTTATATATGTATCAATTAAAGTAGAATATGTAATAGAATGAATATTTTCCATAGCAATTTGCAACCCATAAAATGCTCGTGCTTCGCTAAGTTGAACTTCGCCCATAAAACGAACTCCTAAATTTTCTAATACAATACCATCGCTTGCTGCAAAAAATGCTAAAATCATAGAAATAAAATGCTTCTCATCATCATTCAAATTATCCCAATCTTTATTGTCTTTTGATAAATCAATTTCTTCGGCTCGCCAAAATAAATCTTCTGCTTTTTTATACATTTTCCAGATGTCTTGGTCTTTAATTGGAAACATTACATAACGACTAAGGTCTTCTTGTAATAATGGTTCTACGATATTCTTATTCATCCTAAATAATATATGTATAGATTTTTATATTTTTTTAATATATATTATAAAATAAGAATTATTATATTAAAATAAAATTTTTTATTATAATATTTATATAATATGAAATTCCAATTACCCAAAAATATTATTTCGAATAATGTTTTAAAAAATGTTTTATATTTAGTAAGTTTAACATTAGCAGTAAGTTATATTATTAATGAACAAAGTTTAGCACTTATAACTTTAATAGTAATTGCTTGTGGAGTATATTTAATGAATAAAAGTGTTGTGATTGCTTTATTTGTATCAATTATTATTACTAATTTATTGCTATCAATGAATTATTTAAAAGAATTTGAGATAATAGAAGGTTATAAAAAATCTCCATCATCAGCAGCAAAATCACAACTACAAGCAATAATAACTAAAAAATAATAAATAATAAATAGAAAATGATAAATAAAAATAGAAAGAAAGCACAAAAATTAAAATACTTTTCTTTATGTTAAATAATGTGTGTATAAATTTATATTTATATTTATATAAATATAAATATGAATATAAAATTCAAATTACCAAGAAATATTATTTCTAATAATGTTGTAAAAAATGTATTATATTTAATAACTTTAGCATTAGCAGTAAGTTATATTATTAATGAGCAAAATTTAGCACTTATAAGTTTAATACTAGTTGCTTGTGGAATATATATAATGAATAAAAATGTTGTTATTGCTTTGTTTATATCAATTATTATTACTAATTTATTATTATCAATGAATTATTTTAAAAATATGGATATAATAGAAAATGTTGAAAATATGACTAATTGTTGTCCAGGAGAAGCATTTTATAACTCTAATTTATTAAATTATGGTAATATAAGTGCTAATATAAATAATAAAATTGCCTGTGCTAACATTGAAAAAGATATAACTGCCAAAATGCCTAAAGATGAAGCACAAAAAGCAAGATTTTTTTCAATATTATATTCAAATAATGATTATATGAAAGCAACTAGCATATGTAATACGATTGATACAAATAGTTCTATTTTAAATACAAAAGGAATGTTATTTAAAAAATCTGAAACAAGTTCCAACATATTAGAAGATCCAAATATATTACCCAAAGACATATTAGATTTATTAGCAACTAGTAATATTAAAAGTAGTTTAGATGAAAATAATAACACAATTTTAGAAACAAATGTAATATCTCCATTAGAAATTATGAATAATTATTTATTTGATAATGCAAGACAAAAAAATCTACAAAGACAAACAAATATTTCAGATTTAACAGATAGTCAAAGAAGTCAATTAATAAGTATTAAAAATATACTAAAAGGATTATATAGTTCATCTAATAGAAATTTGATAACCAAAAAAAATACAACTTATACATTAGTAGGTAACAAAAACAATATTACAAATACTTATCAACCTATAACTAATAATGGATTGCAATATATATTAAATATAGACCAATTTTTCGATTGTTGTGGTAATATTAATAATAGTAATACTGGAACATTATCACAATCTAATATGATAGATTTAAGCAATAATGATTATTTTGGAACATCTGGTCGTCCTATTAGTCAAGGAGGATTAGGAGATGCTAGTTATAATCCATACGGAACTTTAACACAACAAGATTTATATCCAAGTAATAAAGATTTAGAAATGGAATTGCGTAGATTAGAAACTATACCTGTATCTGGAAATGTTCCAGTTAATATAATAAGTAGTTATTTAAATACAATAAATAATTTTTATGAAAAACAAATCCAAAATTTAACTACTCTTAGAAGTAATACATTTACTCAGAATCCAATAAATGATATATATAGTATTAAAACAATACAACCTACATTTTTTACATATGATAATAGTTATAATAATGAGTATCAATGCGAAGATAGTATAACAGGGAATTCAGCATTTAAATATTGTGGTCCATCTGCGTATTATGAAGTTCCAAAATTTTAAAATGTTTATATTAATTAGTATTTAATGTTTATTATTTACCCACAGTTTATCCATTCTTTTCTAGGATTGTGCCAAAATTGTTTATAGTAAATTTCTCCATCGCTTAATAATGCCGCACAATAACTAAAACTACTTGGAGATGTAACTAATATATTAGCAGCAACTAATTCTAAAAAAGTTTTACATAAATCTTCATCTAAATGAAATTCTACATTATTTTCTTCAAATATTTTGAAATTATCTATGCTTCCTTGAGAATAAATATGGAATTGTAAATTTTCATTTTGGTATTTATTTCTTATTTCATTCATTATATTTAAATAATAATTGTTTGGAGTTGTACTTCTATCTCCAGACAATCCTTTATCGTGTGTATTTTCGCGTCTAATATGAATAGCAACATTTATTTTATTATTATTAAATACATTTTTATCTTTATTTTTCCAAAAACAGTTTTTTAGAAATTCTAGATGTTCTGAATTACATAATTGATCAATATTACTTTCGCAATATTTAAGGACTACACCACCATAGTCAATATCTTCTGCGTTATTATCAACATTTGGTATATTATATTTCACATTAATAAACTCTTCCATTTTTTCTACAAAATCTATATCATTATTATAATTATGTTCAATATAAGTGAATGGTCTATATAAAAAAGTTAAATTATGTAATTTACAAAAAATATAAATTTGTATTATTTTTTGATATTGCGATCCAAATCCATCATTCACTTTTGTATTTGTATAATATATAGTATTTATTTGCTCACTTGAATTTTGATTTTGATTTGTCATATTTAAATAATAAAAAATACTATTTAAATAAAAAAAATACTATTTAAATAATAATTTTTACTATTTAAATAATGGAAAATAATATTACAATTTTTGGTATTGGAAAACTTGGTCTTGGTTTAGCTTTATTAATTGAAAATGCTGGATATAATGTTTTGGGCATTGATATAAATGAGGAATATGTAGAACAATTAAATAGTAGAACTTTTAAAACAAAAGAACCAGAATATGAAAATTTATTAAAAAATAGCATAAATTTTAAAGCATGTTCAGAATTGACAAGAGGATTAAATCATTCAAATATTATATTCATATTAGTTCAAACTCCTAATTGTGGAGGAGAAAAATTTTATGATCATTCAATCGTTTCTAATATTTTACAAAAAATAAATGAAAAAAAGGTTGAAAATAAACATATTATTATAGGATGTACCTTAATGCCAAAATATATTGATGAAGTCGGAACATTTCTTATATCTGATTGTAAAAATACTTCTCTTTCATATAATCCAGAATTTATTGCACAAGGAGATATAATCAATGGGTTTTTAAACCCGGATATAATTTTAATTGGAACACAATCACAAGAATTAGCACATAAATTAAAAGTAATATATGATAAAATAGTTAAAACACAACCTAAATATTGTATTCTTACCCCATTGGAAGCAGAAATTACAAAAATAACTATTAATGGTTTTATTACGACAAAATTATCATTTGCAAATATGATTTCTGATGTTTGTGATACTATTGGAGCAGATAAAATAAAAGTATTAGATTCTATTGGTTCTGATAGTAGAATAGGAAATAAATATTTTAAACCAGGTAATTCTTTTGGTGGTCCTTGCTTTCCAAGAGATACACGCGCATTAGGTCATTTTGTTAATCAGAATAATATAAATAATGAATTATTATTAGCAACAAGTAAATATAATGATTTACATAGTAATTTTTTAACACAAAAATTGTTACAAGAAAATAGAGAAGAATATGTAATTGAAAATATATGTTATAAAGAAAATAGCAAAATTCCAATAATAGAAGAAAGTGCAAAATTAAAAATAGCAATACAACTAGTTAAAGCGGGAAAAAAAGTAATAATAAAAGATGAAATTCAATTAATTAACGAAGTAAAAAAAGAATATGGAAATATATTTGAATATCTAATTGTATTATAAAATCAAATTATTTAAATAAATATTTATATTAATCAAATTATTTAAATAAATATTTATATTAATCAAATATAAATATATTTTTATAAACATTTTATATAAAAATATATAATGACAATATCTATATTCTTAAAAGGAAGATTAGGCAATCAATTATTTCAATATGCTACATTGCGCTCAGTTGGTTTAAAAAATAATTATAATATTACTATAAACACAAATTTTGAATGGCAAGGTCAAATGTGTTTATTAAATAATTTCAATATTCCTTCAATTTTATATTCTAATAATACTAGAAATTTTATATACAAATATAATCAAGTTGGAATAAAAGATAAATATAATTGTAGTTATTCAACATTTGAACCTAATATATACAATATTCAAGATAATACATTATTAGAAGGACATTTTGAAAATGAAGAATTTTTTAAACAGCATCGAGATATTATAATGAATGAATTAGTATTAAAAGATGATATACAAAATAAAAATATTGAATTTATTAATGATATTAAAAAAAATAACAATAATTGTGAAATTATTAGTATTCATATAAGACGAGGTGATCAATATTCACAACATGATTTTGATGAAAATAATGTTATTGCATTTATAAATGCATCAATTGCTTATATTAAAGAACAAAATAAAAATTTTGTTTGTATTTTATTTATAGGGGGATCAAGAGTTACAAATAATGATAATACATGGATTGTAAATACTCATCAAGATGATATTGATTGGTTAGAATCTTATAGAAGAACTTTTCCATATAAAAATATTATATCACCTGGTTCATTATCAAATAATGAATTATTAGATTTTTCATTATTAACTTTATGTGATTATAGTATATTACCAACTAAATCAACATTTAGTTGGATGGCAGCATATGTAAATAAAAATAATGATAAAAAAACATTTGTTAATAAAAATAATATGTTGCCACCTGCTGATAAATTTATTGTTTTATAATTAAAATCTTTAATTATAATCTTTAATAAAAATCTTTAATAAAAATCTTTAATATTATTATTTATTAATAATAATATGAGAGATTGTTGCGCTAGCACAAAACGAGCCAAAAAATGTAAAAGAAAAGATGGTAAATTATTTAATCTTCCACGAAAATTTACTAAAAAACGATGTGCTCATGCTAAAGGTTTTACTATGCGTTCATCTTGTGCTCCATATAAATATTGCTAAATTTATTTACTATAACTATGAAATAGATAGGCTGCAGTGGCGCCCAATAATTGAGCAATTATATATACTACAAATTTAGAAGCATCTATTTTTTTAGATAATAACATCATATAACTTACTGCTGGATTGAAGTTGCCACCTGAAACTTTGCCACCAAAATAAATAACTGATGCTAAAGTAATACCTATTGCTAAAGGATCGCCTGACATTAAAATTACTCCTAAGAAAATAAAAGTTCCTATAAATTCTGTGAAAAATTCTAACAACATTTATATATTATATAAAAATATAAAATATAAATATGTTCTTTGATATTTATAATAATTATATATTTAAGAAACAATCTTATATTTCTTAAATATATATTTATAATAATTATATATTTAAGAAACAATCTTATATTTCTTAAATATATATATATAATGTATGGTTACGATCCTATATTTTTAGAAAAAAGAAAATTAAACGAATGGTTAGATGAATCAGAGGATAATATTTTAGTAATTTTTGATAAAAATAGTTTGAAGTTTTCTGCGTCACCAAATGATAGCATAAAAAATAAATCACAAGACAAAGTTTTTTGTTTGAAAAAGCAATTTTTATTTAACCCAGAAATAAAAGACATATATCTAAAATGTATTATAGAAAATGAACAAGTTATGGTTAAAAAGACATATGCTAATAAAACTACTTATAATAACATAGGATATTATATTAATAAAAATGTGCTAATTGATATTAAAACTATTAAACCTTCATTACATAATGAGCGTATTTTTAAAGTTTCAATAAATACAGAAAGTATAGATACAGGCAAGTGGCAGGCGGCAGGAGAAAATATGTATATTTCAAAAGAAACTTTAGCATTATCTAAAATTGGAGTATTTAAAAACAAAGAAATAAATGCATTGGATAAAAAAATTATTAATAAAAATATTCCATATAAAGAAGACGTTTATTTTGAACAGTTATTATCAAAAGCATTGTTTGATTATTCTTATAAATGGGATGGACCAATAAATTCTTATTTACGATTAGGTCTCCCCTATTTTTTGACTCCTATTTTTAATCAAACATATAAAGTTTATGGAGACACTAAAAAAACTGCTCTTTTCGCAATTTTAGCTAAAATAGAAGATTTAGATAGAGCATTTTTAGAAGCCGCACCAAGGCATGAAGACTCGGAAAAAGCATATTTTAGAGGAATGAAACAACCTTTTGAAAATTTTACAAAAGAAGGCGATTCAATAACAGTGCAAAATTTTATGTCTATTACTACAAACTTTAAAGTAGCAGTAGGATTTTCAGGAATAAAAAAAGGCGGACAAACCAAATGTTGCGTATATAAAATTATGATATCAAATGGTGTACCATATATAAATATGATAAATACAACAAAATACAAAGCTGAAAATGAAATATTATTACCAAGAAATTTAAAACTAACTTTTAATAAAAAAGCAACATTAGCACATCAATTTTATGGTGAAATTCCGGTAATAATTGTAAGAGCTTCATTACAAAATAATGACCAATTTAAAATTCCTAGTGGTTGTAAGAAATTTTATTTAGGAAAATTAATTGGTGTTAAGTTGTCATATTTAGACGTAATTAGTAAAACTGAAACTGAAACTGAAACTGAAACTAAAACTAAAAATAAAAATAAAAATAAAGCTAAAAATGAAATAATTGTGCCTACATTAATTGAGCCTATAAAAGTAATACAAGAAAGAAAGAATGTAACAAAGAATGTAACAAAGAATGTAACAAAGAAGCAAGCAACAAACTTAAAACGTTGCCCTAATGGAACTCGTAAAAATAAAATAAGCGGTATATGTGAACCAATTATAACTAGTGCTATTAAAAAAGAAAACAAACTATTAAAACAAAACACAAAATCTAAACGATGCCCTAATGGAACTCGTAAAAACAAAATATCTGGACTATGTGAAAAAAAATAAAACTTTAAAAAGTAATAAAAATATAAAATATAAAATATAAAATATAAAATATAAAATATAAAATATAAAGAAAAACATCAAGATTATATAGAAATAAAAATATGACTGGAACAAAATCTACTATTTATGACCCGGATACAGATTCTGTAGAGCATGTAGACGAGACATATGATGGCAAACTATTTTTTAGAAAAAATTATGGTAAACCTCATCCATTCTTAGATTATTCAAAAAAGATGGAATTAGCAATAGTTAAAATATTAATGGAACATCCACATCCAAATATTGTACATTATTATACTATTAACACTAGTTATGCCGACATGGAACAAGTAAATACAGAAAAATCAAATCCATTATATAAACTTATTATGACAAGTGAAGACTTAAATGAAATAATAGAAGTTATGAGTAAAGTAAAAGATTTTTTACAAACACTAGGAATTATGTATGTAGATTGGAAATTTGATAATATGGGAAAATCTGTGGATGGAAAATATAAATTGTTTGATTTTGATGCGTCTGGACTAAGTGATTTAAAAACGCAAGAATGGAAACTCAAAGCAAATCCTATTTATTGGAGTTATAAAGAGGCAATAAAAAATGGAGCACAAACACCAAAAGAAATAGATGATTGGTCTTTTAACTATAATATTATTGAAGAAGGAGAAAAAATGTTACCATAAATATACATGACTCAATATTTTAGCATTATAATAACCTTTCGATTTTCTCTTTTCTAATGCTATTGCTGTTCCTCTTTTTTTTGTGCCTGAATGCCGATTAAAATAATTTTGCATACGTTTACGATCATTATGATTTTTATAAGCATATAATTTTAAAGGTGTTCTATCTTTAAATTGTTGATAATCTGATGCTCCAAAATGTATTTTGCGTATTTTTTGTGTAGCTTTATTTTTAATATATGCTGTGTATTTTTTGCCCGTTATTTTACTTCTCTCAAATTTAATAATTTTTTCATGCATATTTTATTTTAAAATATATATATTAAAATAAAATAAGATATAATAATTTTATTTTATTTTATACAATAATATAAATACTATGAATGTACCTATTAAATATTTACCAAAACACATAAGTAAAAAAGATAAAAAAACAATAGCAAATGAATTAAAAAAATCACGTAAAGCTTATAAAAAAAATAAATATTATACACGAAAACATATTTCTTCATATAAATCCAAACCTTCACAACATATATTAAATGTAAAAAAAATATATAATCTTGATAAGTTAGTAATTAATTCTAATCTCTCAAAAAAAACAGGCTGTTCTATAAATTCTTTACGTAAAATTGTAAATAAAGGACAGGGTGCTTATTATTCATCTGGTTCTAGACCAAATCAATCTAGTCATAGTTGGGGACTAGCACGCTTAGCAAGTTCTATTAGCGGTGGTAAAGCATCAGCAATAGATTATAAAATATTAGAAAATGGATGCTCTAAATCATCTAAAGCATTAAAGTTGGCGAAAAAAGCAAAATTAAAATATAAATATGGAACGCATAAAGTAAAAAAAACTACATTATTTTAAAATTATTATAATATAATCTATAATATAATCTATAATTTATTTAGAATACACTAATCCTGCAAAACCATTTTGAAACAATAATATATTATATTTTTCTTCTATAACATATAAATTATAAGTATATTTATAAATACTAGTAGGGTCTCTTGATACTCCAATAACAGCACGTGTAATAGGGTCGCATATAGTCGTGAAATTTGAGTTTATAGAATCAATAGGAGGATTACTATAATTATTATACTCAAATTCAATTGTTTTGAATAAATTAGTGTTAAATGCTCCATTAGGTTGTAGTTTAAATGGATCTGTTGTTAGTGAAAAATTATAACAATATAACCCAATTTTTGAAGACGATCCATTAGATTTATTATATTTTTCTAGTTTACTAAAAATATTACTATCAAAATCTTGTTCTCTATATTTACCATCACAAATTATAGCAAAATTTTTCATTATTTCACATTGATTTGTTTGCGAGTATACATCTGGACTTTCTCCAGTTATATAAATATATTTATCAACAGTATCCAGACCACCTACTACACCACTATAACTAAAAGGTGGACTATAATATTTAGTCACATCAATATAATTCTCAGTAATAGTAAGTTTTTTTAAATCATTTGGGATTTTGTCTTCATATAACCAATTAGTATAATTAGACCATTCATTTCTGGAAGCAACATCACTTCTTTGAAAATACCACATCCAACTACTTATTAAACCTTTTGACTCTATTTTTATTTTGCTTGACTTTATAACTTTTTCAAAATTATATTCATTAATTTCTCGTATTAAATAACTCTGACTATTTTTAGCAAAATGTTTTCGTTCAGTTTCTTCCAAAAAACATTGTGTGCATATTAAATGAATATTACTATTTATAGTATTTTTTAAATTTACATAATCATCAGTATTATTTAAATTATTTAAATTATTTGAATTATAAGTTGTAATTCCAATTGGTGGAGGATGTATAAATCTTTTAAATTGGTAAACAAACTCATTTTGATTTGCTTGAATTTGTGGAAAATTATTATATGGTATAGGATTTGTAGAATTATTATATAGCACATCTTTTATTGTATATAATTCAGTAATAGGTCTTAATGTAAAATCTATAACTAACTCGCTGTATTGTAAACATATTAAGGGTAAAGCCATTAAAGATGACATAGAAAACCAACTATTTATTGGTATATATAAATTATAATCGCGTATTGATGGTTCTATGCCACTTATATCAGAACTAATATTATAACTATTAAATGCATTTGGGTAATTATTATTTCTATTATAATAATTTGCTGGGTCATTTAATTCGTTAATATTTCCTGTCATTTTATCAAATATTGCCTTTTTGTTGGCATCAAAGTCACGCTCTACAATATTTTGCAAATAATGACCACTAAATTTTTGTATTGTTGTACCATCAATTGTTATATTAACTTCTTTAATTATTTGACAACCAATATTTTTTATCCATTTAAACTCATATGGTCTATATTCATCAATAGGAATAGTATCCTCATCATTATAAGAATACTTTAAAATAGGACTCCAAATTTTAGGTAATTTTACTACTAAATACATATCCATTAGCAAATCTCCATAACGCATAATTTTAAAACTGAATTTAGAAATTTTATTAACATCTAATTCAGTTTGTCCCACTTGATCAATTCTAAATTTTTGTAATCCAAAATTAGTATATTTAGAATATGTTGACTTAAAAAAACTTTTAGTTGGATTACCAGTCAAAATGATATTTTGATTTCCTAGCGCTATTAAATTTAATAATCCACCTGCCATATTATTAATTAATATAACATTATAATTTTTATTTATGTCATAATATATTTTAATTTTTTTATAGTAATTAAAATATATAGTAATTATAATTATTATGGCAACTAAAATTACTAGTGGAGAGAATGTTAAAACATTTATTGATAAGTTAAATAAATCAGAAACTCTAATAATAACACTAGGAATTATTATATTATTATTGATAGTTTTAGTTGGTTGGATATTTGATAGATTAGGATTAAAAGAAAAATCATGCACTAAATTAGATATATATTATCCTAGTCCAACAAATGAATCTTATTTTAATAATGATAGAGAAATTAAATCTAGCGGTAAAGCAATATTTGATAATTCAAATAGTACATTAGTTAATTATCATGTTAAAAGTGCTTATAATTGTTGCTGCGGAGATGGATATAAGAATAATTTTGTTGCTTTATGTGCTTTAGAAAAATGTATAAGTAATGGTTGTAGATTCTTAGATTTTGAAATTTATTCATATAATAATGATCCTATTGTTGCTTCTTCTACAGCAAATAGTAATTATATTAAAGAAACATATAATGCTTTATTATTAAGTGAAGTATTAACTACAATAACTGAAAATGCTTTTGACGGAGTTAAAACTATATGTGCTAATGACCCATTAATATTAAATTTTAGAGTAATGAGCACAAATTTATCTATGTTAGAAAAAATGGGTGATTTATTTGAAGAATATTTTGATAGAAGTATTAATTCAAATTTTTCATTATTAAAAACTTATAAAGATGCTGCTGTATTAAGTATTAAAATGAAAGATTTATATAGAAAAATTATAATTATTTGTGATTTTAATCCTGAACCAAATATTATTATAAATCTTAAATTAGCAAAATTAAAAAATTATATTAACTTAAAAGGTAAAAGTTCATATTGTAATACTTATAGATATAATGACATAGTTGCTAAAGATGGCAACTCGCAATTTATTGAAGATACAAAAAGAAAATATACAATAGTATTACCAAATTTAGATAATTCAATAAAAAATTATGATTCTATTGCTTCATTTGTGAATGGATGCCAAGCAATTTGTATGAAGCATCAAAACTTAGATAGTAATCTAATTGGTTATAATGACCAATTTGAGATTGATGGAATGTATTCTTGGGTCCTCAAAGAAATAATGTTAATAAATACTGCTCCTCCATCTCTCGACTCTACTGTCGGAGTAGGTTTGAATAATTATTCATCACAAGATATTACAAGCAGATTAACTAATCAATTTAGAAGAAGAAGATAATTATATTTTGATTATATTTTGATTATATTTTGATTATATTTTGAATTATATTTTGATTATATTTTTCATAATATATTATATTATGATTATATATATTATATTATGATAGAATCATATGAAGAAAAAGAATTAAAAATATTAAGAAGTGCTATAGATAATGCTACATATATTATAGGAAAAAAATTAGTTCAATCAGATACTATTAAAAATATTATTGAAATTTTAGAAACTTTTTTGCGAACGCATAAAATTTTATGTTATGGTGGAACTGCAATAAATAATATATTACCAGAACAATATAGATTTTATAATAAAAACATTGAAATACCTGATTATGATTTTTTTTCTCCTTATGCTATGGAGTATGCCCGAGATTTAGCAAATATATATTATAAAGCAGGATATGAAGAAGTAGAAGCAAAATCAGGAGTTCATAGTGGAACATATAAAGTATTTGTTAATTTTGTACCAATAGCAGATATTACTTTATTAGATAATAAATTATTTCAAAATATTTCTAAAAAAGCAATAAAAATTAATGGAATCAATTATTGTCCACCTAATTTTCTACGTATGGCAATGTATGTTGAATTATCGCGCCCTATGGGAGATGTATCTAGATGGGAAAAAATATTAAAACGTATTATATTATTAAATAAAAATTATCCATTAAAAGGTATATTATGCGATAAACAAGATTTTCAAAGAAAATATGAAGGAACCCAAGAGGACCAAAATAATATATATGAAATTACTAGAACTTCATTTATTAATCAAGGTTTAGTTTTTTTTGGGGGATACGCATCAACACTATATAGTAAATATATGCCACATAAAGAAAGCAAGCAAGTTTCTAATATTCCAGATTTTGATGTATTGAGCGAAAATCCCGAATCTAGTGCAACTATTTTGAAAGAACAATTAAACTATGAAGGTTATATAAATGTAAAAATTTTTAAAAAACAACCAATAGGCGAATATATTGATGTTCATTATGAGATTATAGTAAATAATGATGTAATAGCATTTATTTATAAACCAACTGCCTGCCATAGTTATAATTTAATAAATATTAATGGACAACAAATAAAAGTAGCATCAATAGATACTATATTAAGTTTTTATTTAATATTTATATATGCAAATAGACCATATTATGATGAAAATAGACTATTGTGTATAGCTGAATATTTATTCAAAGTTCAATTAAAGAATCGTCTTGAACAAAAAGGGTTATTGCGAAGATTTAGCGTGACCTGTTACGGAAAGCAAAAAACACTAGAGGATATGAGAGAAGAAAAAGCAAAATTATATGCCAAAATTAAAAAGAACGAAGTATTACGTAATTCAAAATTATATAATATTAATTTTTTTAGGTATATACCAAAAGAAGATTATAAATCAATAAGTAAATCAAAAAAAAATATGAAACATGATATTAAGCATACAAAGAAAAATAAAAAATATAAAAAAAGTAAATATTTTTAATATAAATTATAAATTATATTTTATATAGTATACATTTGCCCTGTTTTATTGTTTTTGCCAAGTTAAATTTATTACAAAAAACTTTTTTTGATTTTAATTTTATTAAATTTTGATTATAATATTTTTTTTTTATTATTGTTTTTTGTTTTAATTTGCTATTATTAAAGCAATTATTAACATAACTAATAAAAGGAGCAAATAATTTTGTATTGTTTATTTCTGGATGTCCTTGATATCCAAAAAATGGATATTTTTTGTGTTTTATTATTTCTATAAACTCTTTATTATTTTTATCTAAACTAACAGCAATAGTTTCATAATTTTTAATTCTATGTTTTGGATAAACTGCTAATGAATTATTATGAACTATTTTCTTAGTCTTATTAAAATTATTTTTAAATAACTTACCTAATTTGTTATTGCTAAATTTTGGAACAGTTTTATAATCATTATATGCAGTTACATTAATAAAAGTGTTTTTTATATTTTTATTTGTTAAATTATAATTTTTTTCAATTAAAATCATATTTTCATAACCATGACATATTGCTAATATTGGTATTTTATTATTACTATTATTAGCAAGTAATTTAATTTTTTTAACTATATATTTTTGTGTTAAAAAATGTTGCTTTATAAATTTATTATTATAAAAATTACCATTTTGACCTCCAGGAAACAAGAAACCATCCAAATTAGGTATTATTTTATTTAATTTAAATTTATTAATAGTATATGGTATTATAATATACTCAATTGAATTTTGCTTTAAAAAATTTATTAAATTTTCTTTTAAAAATATTTCATTAGAAATAGTATTTTTTATATATGGTGTTGCTAAAATACCTATTACTGGTTTGGTTTTATTCATATTATTATTAGTAAATATATTTACATTATAAAATGAAAAAAATAGTTGTTAATTACTAGTTATTCATAATTATTTTTTTTAGTAATAATTTCTAACCTTAATGGATACAAATTATTTATATATATTTTATAAAAAACTATAAAATATATAAATTATAAAATATATAAATTATAAAATATATAAATTATAAAATATATAAAATATATAAATTATAAAATATATAAATTATAAAATATATAAATTATAAAATATTTATATATTTTTAAAAAATCTTTTTTAACTATTAAATAACATTTACATTCTAGGGAAACCAACCAAATTAGCACCAATACCAAAACCAGCACCTGATCTAGCACTTACACCCATTGTTGGAATAAAAGTATCTAATATAGAGAATGTAGCTGCGGCCATTAAAGCAATAATAGCAATTTCTTCCATTTTCAATGGTTTTTGCGGAATGACAAAAGCAACTATTGCAACCATTAGACCTTCAATCAAATATTTTACTGCTCTTTTTACTAATTCACCCATACTGAAATTCATTTTGTTTTATAATAATACTCAAGAAAAAAATTATATTTATACACAATTTTAAATATTTTTATTTAATTAATAATATTTAAAATTACCTAAATATATAATTTAAATTTTAACATATTTAATTATAATTATAATTAAAGTTTGTTAAATTATAATTAAAATTTATTAATATAATGTTTAAATAAAATACTTAAAATCATATTAAAATACTATTTTATAAAATGTTTAATAAAAAATCTTCTAAATCTAAAGACAAAGACAAAGATAAAGATAAAGACAAAGACAAAGATAAATCAGTTAATAATTTAGAAAAAACCAAATATGTTGATTTATTAGATGAAGACAAACCTTTAAGCGGTCAAAAATACGTGTGCCTAAGTTTTATCTCTCCTGAAGACCATATTAAAAATAAAGAATTATTTTATTTTGAAAAATTTCTAAAGAACTTTGAGTTTAAAAAAACTTTTGAAAAATATACACAATTTTTGAATTTTTTAGCATACAAATATAATTTAGATTTTAATAAATTAAGCAAGGATATGGAGGAATTTGCAGAAGAGGAGAAAGAGAATCTATTTTTAACTACGTTAGATGATGAATATAAAACATTTATGGATGCTAAAGAAGAACAATTACAAAAAGAATATAATGAACTACATGAATTTCAAACAAATACTAGGGGTATTAAAGTGCGAGGAGTATTTGGTTCACAAGAAGAGGCAGAAATGAGATGTAAAATGTTAAGAGAACTAGACCCAAATCATGATGTTTATGTAGGAGCAGTCGGTATGTGGATGCCTTTTCATCCGGAAGCATATAAAACAGGACGCGTTGAATATTTAGAAAAAGATTTAAATGAACTTATGAGTCATAAGAAGAAAAATGATGAAATTTCTAAAGACCAATTTAAAGAACGTGTTAAAGAAAGTAAAAAGAAAGCAATTCAAGAAAATATTGCTAAAGCTCAAAAAGAAGGAAATAAATTAATGCAAACAATAGACGAAGAGGGCAATTTAATAAATGCGGATAGAATGGATGTTCCAGGTAAAAATTTGCTTTTTGGTGATAAAGAGGATGATGATGTATCTACTGCTGATTTGCGTAAAGAATTATTTGAGGCCGAAGATGTTATTGTAGGAAGAAAGAAGGATAACGATCACGGACTAGGAGAACTGCTAGACAGACAAAAAGAACGTGCAGAAAAAACAACGACACAAGAAGAATCAGAGCCTATTTCTGAATCTCCTAAAAATATTGATTAAATAAATACCATAAAGAAAATTATATAAAAGAAAATAAATCCATTACAAATATTTCAAATATTTCAAATATTTATAATATTTAATTAAAAAAATATTATAAATTAATTATTACCATTTTGTTTTGCGTACATTAATTTTTGGGCCTTTTTTCTTATCTCTAATATTTGGGTCATACATTTCTTCTTCATTATCAGAGTCTAAATTTTTGCTAATTTCCCAAAATTCTTTTGAACCTAATTTGAAAGTTTTATGGTGGTCTGCTTTATACCAAAAAATTTGGTCTTGTAATTTATTGGATTTTGCATTATTATTTATTACTAAACATTCAAAATTTTCTGTACATTGATCCATAACTTGACAAAAACTTTCAAAAGTTGGAAACATACCAGCATAATTTTCATAAATTCTTCGTCTATTTGCTATATATGGTTCACGTAAAATAAACACATAATCAATATTTGTACGTAAATTTGGAGGAATACCTAAAGGATATTGCATAGTAATAACAAGCATTATTTTCCAATGACGCCCATTCATAAAAAGAAGACGCATCATTTTATCTTTAGTCCAACTGCCATCATATAAACAATCATCTAAAATAACAAATGCACGAGGATCTATATTTGATTTTTTATAAACTTCTATTTCTTTTTTTACTTGCTTCAATACTGTTTTTTGTCGCTTCAAAATATTTTCTATAATAGCAGTATTGTATTCATCGTGAATAAAAAGTTTCGGAACATGTTCAGCATAAAAACCATTACCTGCTTCAGTTCCACTAATAACAGTTCCTATTGGTATATCTTGATGATAATAAAGAAGATCTCTAACTAAATATGATTTTCCTGTATCACGACGACCAATTAAAACAATAACAGGACCTTTATTTTCATCTGGTCTAAAACTAATTGTTTTAATATCAAATTTTTTTAATTCTAATGTCATTATTGTTTACTAATAATATTATATAATCTAAGATTTAAACTAAATAATACAAAAAATAATCTAAGATTTAAACTAAATAATACAAAAAATAAATAGTATATTTAGTAATATTTAGTAATATTTAGTAATATTTAATAATATTTAAAAATATTATTTGTGTTATAAATAAGAAAAATAAGTATTTTTAATTTATTAAATGGAATTAAACTATAGAAAAAATAATAACAAACCACTTTTTGAAAAAATTAGCAACAATAATTTTTTAGATATAACAAATGTCCAAAATTATTTTCCATTATATAATAATTATTTTGATTTAAATAGCAATAATTATAATGCTATTAATCTAAATAATAGTTATAGATTAGAAGATATATCTGAAAAAATAAATTATAATAAATTTGTAGGTGATATATGTGATATATGTAATAATGTATGTAGCAAAAATATTTTTATAAAGTTTAGTCCATTAATAGATCCAGTTAAATATATGTTAGGTAAATATGATAATAGTTATAATATTTTAGAATTACCTAAATTTTATAATAGTACTACTATTAATAATAGTGACTATCATACAAAATATAAAAAAATATTGGATCCAAATAACTCAGCATATATAGATGGTTTTTTTTCATTTTTATCTAGTTGCTTATTGAATAACTATAGTTTTTATAATGGATTAAATTATTATGGTGCATTTTTAGGAATAAAAAATAATTTTAAAGTTAATATTTCTGAAGATTTAGAATTTTTAAATGAATCAGACTATTTTCATAAATACAGAGATAATCTATTCAAAATTGAAGCAAGTGAAAAAATGAAAAATATTTTTGGCAAAACTAACAAATATAAAAAATCATTATTAATAAATGATAACAATAGTGATTTAACTAATAATTTAACAAACGAAGATTTAAATATCCAAGATTTAAATATCCAAGATTCAACTATCCAAGATTTAAATATCCAAGATTCAACTATTAAAGATTTAGATAGTATTGAAGTATGTAGCTTAGAAAACAAATTTTTAATAAAAGAAGAATTAGAATTGACATATGAAAATTTGGATATTTTAGATAAATCATCTACTAAATCAAGTAATTATAATACAAGCAAAAATGAAACAACTAATTCTGAGTCTTGTTCTTCTAGATCATCAAATACAGAATCATTAGACTCAAACAAAACCGAATCAGATGAATCAAGCAGCGAAGAAAGTGAGGATGATGATGAAGATATATTTTGTTCAATAGATAAATTTCCAGTTGAAATTATAGTATTAGAATGTTGTGAAGATACATTAGATTCTTATATTTCAAGTAAAAAAATTAAAGATGATGAATGGGAATCTATTGTTTTACAAATATTATTTACATTAATTACATATCAAAAAGTTTTCCATTTTACTCATAATGATTTACATACAAATAATATTGTATATGTAGCAACAGAAAAGAAATATTTATATTATAAATTTAATAACACACATTATAAAGTTCCTACATTTGGTAAAATATATAAAATAATCGATTTTGGAAGAGCTATTTATAGATTTAAAAATAAATTTATATGTAGTGATAGTTACTCGCACGATGGAGATGCTGCAACACAATATAACTGCGAACCTTATTTAAATGAAAATAAACCACGCTTAGATCCAAATTATAGTTTTGATTTATGTCGCCTGGGATGTAGTTTATTTGATTATTTTATTGATGACTTAGAAGATATTAAAAAATTAAAGTCTCCTATAAAAAAATTAATGATTGAATGGGTTTTTGATGATAAAAATAAAAATATATTGTATAAAAATGATGGTTCTGAGAGATACCCAGATTTCAAATTATATAAAATGATAGCACGTAGTGTTCATAAACATACCCCACAAAATGTATTAAAGAAACCACTATTTGAAAAATATCAAATAGCAAAAAAGAAAATCAATAATCCAGAAGCAATATTTAATATTGATGAGTTACCAATTATGGTGTAAAAATATATTTTATATTTTATATTTTATATAAAAATATAAAATATAAAATATTAAAAATCTGGTTCATTTGTAAATGCACTTAAAGACTCTTTTGAATTTCCTATTATTTCATTAATATTAAGTTGTTCTAAAGCAAATAATGATACCATACTGCATAAAAATACTATTAAACTATCCTTTGTCACATTTTTCAATGTGTTTTCTTCTTTAGTTATATATTTCATATCTATTATTTTATATATCATAAATATAATACTTATTGCTAATGATGGTAGTATAAAATTCATTTATTATTAGAAAACAAATGAATTTTATATATATAACGAATTAGTTTATTTTAATTCTTCTATATCTAAATCTAACTCCAAATCTGATTTTTCATCATCTGTGCTCAATTCGGTTTTTAAATCTAAAATATCTAATTCTAATTCATCTGGATCATTTTTAATATTTTTAATATTTAACTCACTTGATTTAATATTCAATTTATCTATTTTTAATTTATAATTATCTTCTATATCAGAATCATCATTGGATTCATTATTAGATTCATCGGTCGAATTATTACTGGAATTAGATTCTAATTTTGATAATAATGAATTTATATTTATATCTTTATTCTTATTTGATATTTCTAAATTATCTTCATTTAAATCTTTTGTAGCATTTTTAATTGCTTTCTTTAAATTTGTTTTACTTTCTTCTTTTATTTTTTCAAGTGCTTCTTTTTTTATTTTTTCTAATTCTTTAATTTCTTTTAATTTATTAAGTTTCTCTAATGCTTCTTTATCTGTGACAATTTCTTTCTTTTCTTCTACTTCAACATCTGTTTCTTGTGTCTCATCTAAATACATTTGTAATATATGTTCAATAGGAATGCTCTCTCTTATTGTATTTAAAATACATTCTTTTACTATTAATTCTAATTCTCTATTATTTTTTTGCGTTTGTAATGGTTTAATATTTATTTCAAATAAATATATATTAACATAAACTTTTCGGGCAACATTTATATATGTTTTATGTATAAATTTACATAAGTCAGGTATATCTATATTAATTTTTTTTTGTTTTAATCCTACGCGTGATGATGTTAATGATTTTAATTGAGTAATGTGAACGCAAGATAATAAATCTTCTAAATAGTTACATGCGCTTGATGTAATTATTCTTTGTTTCTCGTTTTCAACTATTTCAGAACTCCATTTTGGTATATTATTTAAAAAATTTTGAAATGTCATTAAATATTTAGACTCTTCATCGTTTTCTTTACAAACATTATATGCTTCTGAAAAAACAGACCTTAAACCTTCAATAATACATGGTGTTAACGTATTAGTTAATCTAGCACACCACTCATTTTTGGATTCAATTATTGTTGATAATGTATAATCATCCATATTTATAATTTAAATTTTATTTTTTAAATAAAATTCAAACTAAATTGTTTATTAAATTATTTATACTAAATACTAAATATTATTAAATATTGAAAATTTAATAGTACAATTATTGTTATAAAAATATAAAATAATAAATATTAAAAATTCTTCACATCTTATTTCTTTCTTATAAATATCAAAAAAAAATACAAATTTTGAGAAGTCAGATTTAAAATTGGAACAATTTGTAAAATATTCTAATAAATTATTAGCACTAATGCCTTTATTATATATTAATGAACTATAATTAATTAATAGGTTATTTATAGAATTACTACTTAATTCTTTCATAGCATTATCTAAATTTTTAATGATTATGCCAAGTTTACTATTAAATTTATAATTATTATTATTGCTATTATTATTTATTGTTAATGACTTATAAATACTGTTTAGATTGTTAATATTGCAAAATATTTCACAAAATCTAGATAATATTGGTTTAATAATTTTTGACTTATTTGCTGTTACAATAAAAAATTTTGTATTATTATATATTTCTATCGATCTTCGTAGTGCTGATTGAGCATCTAATGTTAAACTATCAGCATTTAATAAGACAATAGATTTGAAATTTGTTATATTTTTATGAATTATTGTATTTGCAAAAAATCTTAAATTGTCTCTTATAAATTTTATGTTCCCTTTCCCCAAACTACAATTCAATATTAGTGTATTATTTTCAATATTTTTATAATTTTTATAAATATATAATAATAATTGCTCCAGTAAAGTTTTTTTTCCAATTAAATTATTTCCATATAGTAATAAATTTGGTAAATTATTTTTGTCATGTAACTCTTTCAAATTTTGTAACATTATTTAAAAGTAAAAAAAAATATTTAAATTATAATATAATTACATATCTAATACTATTTAATATAAATTATTTATATTACATATTTATATTACATATTTATATTACATATTTATATTACATATTATATTACATATTAAATATAACATAATATATAACATAATATGTTATCTATATGTTATATATATATTTTATTATCTAATTTTACAGAGTTATCATTTAAATTATTTGAAAAACATACTAATAAAATAATCAATATTATTGATAAAAATTTATTATATAACAATAATAATCTTAATAATAATCTTAATATTTATTATGAAAAAAGAATTAAATCAAAAAAGCGTATTATTTCAAAAATACAAAAATATAAAATACCATACGATATATATGGATTAAGAATTATATATGATGATAATACCAATTACTATAATACTAATATTGCCTATAGTATTAAAAATATTATATATGAAAATTTTAATACACTAGATTATATATATGATGATTATATTGAGAAACCTAAGAAAAATAATTATCAAAGTTTACACGTTTATGTAGTAACTGCTTTATTAATAGAAATACAAATAAGAAATAGCAATATGCATAATATATCTATTAATGGAAGTGCTTCACACTACTATTAAATTTAAATAAATTATATTAATATATTTATTTAAATTAGTAATATGACTGATACACAAAATATAGATGATAGTGAAAAATTAAATATAATTTTTAAAGAAATATTGGGGTTTCCATCTACATCTGAAAAAATTAGTTATTATGAAGAAGTAAATACCAAATTTAATACTTATACATTAAGTGAAAATGTATTATTAGAAAATATTACTCAATATCCAGATTTTGATACATCTGGTAATGTTAAAAGTGCTAATGAAATAGGATTAAATCCTAGCGATTTTTATAATTATTATTATAATCCATTAAATAAAGCACAAAGTAGTATTGTAGATGATAGTACAGGAACGGTTAGAAGATTTAAATATCTAAAATTACAACAAACATACGGAACAGAAAATTCAAATTATGGAGCATCTTGGTTTAAATTAGATATTTCATATAATAATGTTTTGGAAGACTCTTTACAATATAATTATAAATCATATTATGATTTCACAGATGGTAATGCTTTAAAATTCCCTTACTTATATGAAGTTTTTACTGAAAACTCATTACAATCTTCAACTGTTTTACAAAATTTACCATTTGGTATTCAAGGTGGAAATTGGATTTATAATTATAAGAATGGTATTTTATTTTTTTCTGATTTTAATAACTTAGCTCAGCAAAATATATATGGTGGAATTTATAATATAACTAATAATAATAAACCTGTAATTAGCGTATATAAATATATAGGAAAAAAAAATATTAATACTCTTACAAGAGACATAGACAATTTGAAAAATTCATCTAATATTAATCCTGGCATTAATAATATTTTTACTAAATTATTAATTTATACTCAAAATTTGACAAATAAAATTTCTAAATTAGAAGATACAGCATATACTAATACTTCTAATAAAATACAATTTAGTAGTGTTAATTTTACAACAACCACTGGTAATTTAATAGATTTAAGTAATTCATTTTTTAATACAATTACTATTTACAATACTAATAATAGTACTACTAATATTTTAGTAAATATTAATGCTACTTTATACTGTAGTCATGGTAAACATGAAAGAATAACAGTGCAAATATGGAGAGACTTAAGCATGATTGCACAACATATAAATTTAGGTTCAACAAATGATACTGGTGGTATGACAATTCCTTATAACTTAACATATTTAGATGAAAATATTAGTTGTGGTATAAAAAAATATTACTTAAAATATCAATTAGAAACTACTCCTGTTAGTAGTCATCCCCCCCAAGGTATTATTAATGTTAGAACTTCTCTTACACAAGGTTCATCTGATATAATATTACGAGAAATTAAAATTAAAACTAATTATAGAAATACTATTATTTTCACAAACAAATTATTATTTGATGCTAATAATTATACAACACTAACTGCTAATATAATAGATTTAAGTAATTCATTTTATAATACAATTACTTTATGTAATACAATTTACATTTTAATAAATGTAAATCTTACTTTGGCTTGTAGTTATGCATATAATGAAAGAATTACTATAGAATTATGGAGAGATTTAAGTATGATTATGCAAGATTCTATTTTTGGTTCATCAAATGCTACAAGTGGTTTAACTATGTCTTATAATTTTACTTATTTAGATGAGAATTTTAATAATAGTCCTAAAAAATATTATATAAAATACAAATTAGATAGTAATAATAGTAATCAAGAGCAAGGTATAGTTAATGTTAGAACGTCTACAATAAACGGTTCTTCTAATATTTTATTAAAAGAATATCAAAATATATATAATTTTGCTTACAATAACGTTTTTAATAGCACAGAGTTTACTAATACTACTTTAACAACTAATACTAATAATTTAATGGATTTAAGCAACTCTTTTTATAATATTATAAATCCATGTAATAATAGTAATATTTTAGTAAATGTTAAAGCAAGTTTATATTGTTCTTATGCATATAATGAAAGAATTACTATAGAATTATGGAGAGATTTAACTATGCTTACGCAAGATTGCAGTTTGGGAACACTTAATGCTGCTGGTGGATTAAATTTGTCTTATAATATGACATATTATGATGAAAACATTAATAGTGGTCCAAATAAATACTACTTAAAATATAAATTAGATAATAATAATAGTGCAAAAGATCAGGGACTTATTAATATTAAAACCAATAATAATAGTTCATCTAGAATTCTATTGAGAGAAATTACAAACGCTCATAATATTTCTAATAAAACAATATTTGACAATACAAATTTTACTACATCCACTAGTGAACTAATAGATTTAAGTAATAGTTTTTACAATACTATTAATATATGTAATAATAATACTAATATTTTAGTTAATGTTAAAACAACTTTATATTGTAGTTATGCTTACAAAGAAAGAATGACAATAGAATTATGGAGAGATTCAAGTATGATTATACAAGATTGTAGTATTGGAATTATAAATGTTACAAATGGGTTAAGTATTCCATATAATTTGACTTATTTAGATGAAAATATTAATAGTGGTACAATAAAATATTATTTAAAATATAAATTAGAGAAGAACATTACAGGAAAACAAATGGGAATAATTAATGTTAGAACTTCTTTAATAAACGGTTCATCGGGTATTATTTTAAGGCAAATATAAAAATTTAAAAACCGTCAAATTTAAAAACCGTCAAATTTAAAAACCGTCAAATTTAAAAACCGTCAAATTATAAAATGTAAAATGTAAGATAATATTATATTTTATAATTCTATTTATATAATGTCGGGAATGATTTTTAACAGTCCGGAAGATAATTATATATTTACTGGTTCTAATTTTAGAGCAGGTATTGATGTTAGTAATTTAAAATTATCAAAAGGTAATAATACATATATTGATATATGGGAGAATTATATAGATATTAGTGCAAGTAGCGTATTTATAAATAATCAAAAAATAGTCACTTCATCTTCATCAAGTACTGTTACTTTGGGAAATATAGTAGTTACTGAAAAAACTATATTACATGATTTAAGCGCAGGAGCAACAGATATTAGTTCTAGATTAAATGTTGCTGGACCAACTAGATTATTAGATACATTAAATGTAGCAGGTGATGTTTCATTTGGAGGATATACTTTATATGTTCCTTCTATGTTTACAATAGATCCCGCAGGACAAGATAATAATGGGACTGTTAGAATTAAAGGCGATTTAATTGTTGAAGGATTAACTACCACTATTAATTCTAGTGTTGTAGACATAAGTGATAAAATGATAGTATTAGCTTCAAATGCTAAAAATTCGTATGAAGCAGATGGTGCTGGTTTTGAAATATCCGGAGCAAATGTTAATTTTTTATATAATAACACACTTAAAACATTTGTATCATCAATAGGAATCAGTATTTCAGGAAATTTAAATCCATTAAATAACAATATTGAAAGTTTAGGCGAATACAATAAACTATGGAATAATGCTTATATAAATAATATGAGCGTAGGTTCTATTGATATAAGTGTTAATTTAAATCCTCTAAATGCTAACAGTTCTAGTTTAGGTGCTAGTAATAAACTATGGGGCAATGCTTATATATGCGATTTAAGTGTGACTTCTATTGATGTAAGTGTTAATTTAAATCCTCTAAATGCTAACAACTCTAGTTTAGGTGCTAGTAATAAACTATGGGGTAATGCTTATATACGCGATATAAGTGTAAGTTCTATTGATGTAAGTGAAAACTTAAATCCTTTAACTAATGCTAGTGGAAGTTTAGGTGCTAGTAATAAACTATGGGGCAATGCATATATACGTGATTTAAGCGTTAGTTCTATTGATGTAAGTGTTAATTTAAATCCCTTAACTAATGCTAGTGGAAGTTTAGGTGGTAGTAATAAACTATGGGGCAATGCATATATACGCGATTTAAGCGTTAGTTCTATTGATGTAAGTGAAAATTTAAATCCTTTAACTAACAATACTGGAAGTTTAGGTGTTAGTAATAAACTATGGGGCAATGCTTATATACAAGATCTAAGTGTAAGTTCTATTGATGTAAGTGTTAATTTAAATCCCTTAACTAACAATACTGGAAGTTTAGGTGCTAGTAATAAACTATGGGGCAATGCTTATATACATGATGTAAGTGTAAGTTCTATTGATGTAAGTGTTAATTTGAATCCTTTAACTAACAATACTGGAAGTTTAGGTGCTAGTAATAAACTATGGGGCAATGCTTATATACGCGATGCAAGTGTAACTTCTATTGATGTAAGTGAAAACTTAAATCC